CCTAGTAAATCACCCGTTTTTTCAAATTTAACGGATGACATNGNGTTATTTTTCACATTNCCCTGNATGAGTCTGTTTCTCNACGGACTGTGAAAAATTTGAATGCCGTTTGAATGTCGACGTGAAGAATGATATCTCNGGTTNACCCATGATGTGTTCATCTTGNGCNCCTATGGCTATCAATTGCACGACTCCCGCCGACATTTATAATACATAAAGGTAAAAAATACACGTACCTAGCGCCCCGATTCAATGAAGGGCAAATTCTTATTCTTGCAAACAAATTTGAAAATAAAAAAGTTATCGGTGCCATCACTTGTCGTGACCCCGTTTTCATCTCTAAGAGTAAAGCTTAACCTGTCCACCTTTCTAATTGGNGTCATATATTGTGTGGTGACGTCATAATCATCCTTAAATATGATTGGATTTGACCCNTCNTGTATCACCGTACCGAACCCNCTGTTAAGTACGGTCATGTCCCCTTGACCACCGTACACATTAGACGTTCTTTGGGAATAATTCGTATTCAATTCATCCACTGAGATATGGCATACATTGGAGCCGGCTGCATCGATACGAGCCNCCAAAAGACGAGCCTGTACGATGTTTTCGATTGGTTGCGTCAAGTGCACAGTGAAAGTGTTTTTGCTATCTTGACCGATGGTATCGACCGAGATGGTATGATACTCGTATTCAAAATCTGGTAAAACTTGCCGAACCGTATTCACAGTAGTCATTACTAATACATTATATTAAAGATCCGCCGATTCCACCGATAATCTTCGCGTCCGCGCTTTTCTTGACGAATTCTTGGTCGCCACAGATACCACCTGGAGTCAAAGACTTGGTGTAGTACGCGGATTCTTTCGAACCTGGTACACATTCAATCTTGTGTTCCAAATCAAAAATGGATTCGACAGCGCCTTCGGGGGCGACTTCAAGATTGATTGGTCTGGGCTGGTAACCACTTCTTCGTTGGGGGAACATCACCATCAACGCCGAGAGGAGTGCGCATATCAAAGCAATCGCCTTAAGGGTGTTTCGGTTTGTGGCGTTGAGTTTCATCATTTATTATGTATGCAATATTTTTTATAAAGTGCGTTAAAGAATTTGAATTAGTTTCAAAGTACAGAGTAATGGACGGAGAAATATCACTCGACCGGAGCGTTGGGAATGTCATGAAGCTTGATGACAATGAACAGGCGTTGATGGATGAGATTGAAATTGAGGCGCCCCGTCCACGCTCTTCACGACGCGTCCCACAGCCGACGGTATACAAACCACAACCACAACCACAACCAACGATGCAAGAAGACATCGATGCGTTTGCCAACCCGACTAAGCAGTCGGCTCCACCACAACACCAAGAAGAACCCGTTGATTACGGCGAATACGACGAAGAAGAGATGGAACAGCCACAGTACATGCAAGGTGATTATGCGATGCAAGAAGAAGAGCGACCATCGCCTGGGTATAAATCCATCGANGAAGAGAAGGCAGACCTTGTCAACAAACTTGGTCGTCTCGAAAAGAAGGGNTTTTCGGTGAACAAACGACTCAATGTATACTCGAACGTTGACGATTTGCGTACGGAAGTGAAGCGAATCACGTATAGCATTGACGTCGACCGCTCTATTAAGTTCTCTCGTCGTATGCTGATTGCGTGTGTGACCGGTCTCGAGTTTTTGAATAAGAAATACAACCCATTCGAAATACAACTTGAAGGCTGGTCCGAAAATGTAATGGAAAACGTCGACGACTACGATGAAGTATTTGAAGAGTTATACGTCAAGTACAGGACGAAGATGCACGTTGCTCCAGAAGTCAAGCTCATCATGATGCTCGGTGGTTCAGCGATGATGTTCCACTTGACGAATAGTATGTTCAAGTCNGTCATGCCCAATATGAATGATATCTTGAAGCAAAATCCAGGACTCGTTCAAAACATGGTCGATGCNGTGAAAAACACGACGCCAAGAAGTGCTATGGACGCCCCATCGAGCGAACCATCGGGTGGTAACCAGTACGAAATGAAGGGTCCAGGCGTCGATATTTCAAGTTTGATGGGTAACATTATGATGCCACCTGCACCACCTATGTCTACCACGGCACCGGAACCCATTCCATCGATTGACGATGACGACGATGATGCGATTTCGGACATCGTCGAAGGTCCAGCCGATGATGACGAAGAGGAGAGCGATGTCAAAGAAGTGAAAGTGTCGACCACGACAAAGGGTAAACGTGGTCGTAAGAAGAAGTCAGTAGAAATAAATTTGTAAACATAGAGTATAAATGATAGGGTACTGTCCCCTTGAGGAAGAACCGCCACCCAGGCTTCCTCGGATGTATGCGCCATCTACCGGATCTCGCCCTTCTTCCAGAGGAGAGACTCGCACAGAAGACACTGAAACGAATTACGTCGTTTTGTTCTTTATCGCGGGTGTGGTCGCACTCGCCGCGATGGACGCCATTAAGAAGTAAACGAACTATTTTTACCATTCGCATATCATGTGACTGGTAAAAACAGATTAATTTAAGCGTTTTCAAGTTCATCGACCATTTCTCGTAGTTCATTTATAGCCGCGACCGTGTATGCTATGATACCCACGTAATCGAGTTTTGCGTGTTCTTCACCCCAATCTTCGTAATTGGGTTCATTCTTTGTTTCATTTGGTTTTGCATCTTTACCGAGTTCGACGAGGTGTCTCAATTCGGGGGCATCGTAATAGATGTCTTGTGCGATGAAACCCGATTCCGTGAGTCCATCCTTTTCATACATGCACGGTTTCAGTTTGGAAAGTGTGTCTAGTGAATTGACTATGATCTCTGAGTTTGATTTAGCTCTCGCATCAGATGTTTGGGACACGGTGACGTTTGTGAGACGCGAACCATCCCCGTAGTAAAATTCGGCGAACACGTTTCCAGTTATAACTAATTCTCCAACTGAATCGACTGTGTTTTCTTGGTAATGACTTGTACCGAACGATATCATATGTTGTGGGTTTGTATTGTGAAATCCAAGTCTAGCTTTAGTATCAGCAGCGTATGATTCAGTTATGAAGTGTGTAGACGTACCCGGTCCATTTACCCACTCGGGTATACCAGAACTATTTATGGCTAAAAATTGCCCAGCTGCCCCTTTTGGTAATCGTGTCAGTGTGTTTGTTCCGGATGCATAGAGTATATCACCTGTGGTAAACCCAGTAATACCAGTCGTTGAAGTGACCATGAGATTTCCTTCGAGTGATGATATTCTATTATCAAGAGATGAGACACTCGGTGATGCACCCCAAGTGGGTACACCCGACGCATTTACCGTGAGTACATGCCCTTGTGTAGAACTTATAGCAAGCTTTGATAAATTACCCGCGGAGGATGCATANAGTATNTCACCTTTTGCAAAATCTGTGGTGATCCCATTCGTGTTCGTGATGATGACTTTTTGATTGAGTGTGTTTATTCGCGATGAGTTATCATCTAATTGTGATTGTGGTACAATTGATGTGAGCTCCGAACCATCACCATAGAAAAAATCAAGTGTCGTGACATTTCCATTGACAACGACATTTCCACTCGTCTCCAGTGATGTGACTAGGTTTGAAAATGTTATTTTGTCGTTTGTTACGGCGTCTTGGGAAGTTACTTGTTGAAGTGTGGGTATGGGTAAATTTTGTAATTGAGATCCATCTCCGATGAAATGCCCAGTTACTTGTACGTCACCAGCGAAATATGCACCCTGTGTAGCCACATTGTCATTCAATAGAACGTTATCGAGTGTAGGTGTAGGTAGATTTTGTATTAGCGAACCATCACCTATCAAGTACCCCGATGCTTCTAGGTCTCCGGCGAAATATGCACCTTGTGATGCAACGTTATCGTTCGCGACGACAGTTTGAAGCGTGATATTAGGTGCGGCTGGTAAATTTTGAAGTTGTGAACCATCACCTATTAAAAATCCAGTTGCTTCGACATCGCCGTTGAAAGATGCACCTCTCGGTGCAACGTTGCCATTTGTCACAGTAGTTTCGAGTGTTATGGATGTTTGTGGTGGTATATTTGTGAGTTGAGAACCATCACCTATAAAAAACCCTTGTGTCTCGACGTTTCCTTGAAATTCGACACTTTGTGTCGATGTATTTCCCCTTTCTGTAACCGTTTGAAGTGTTTCTGGTGGTTTACTGTAAAATTTTCTATATGACCGACCTCGTGAACCACACGGCATTCTATGATTACTTTCTATTATTTTTGAGCCTTTCCATACGCTCTCTGAGTTCTTGTATAGATTTTACAACGTATGCTATGAAATGGAGATACCTCAAACACGCGTGACGTTTACCCCAATCGGAGTAATTAGGTTCGGGTACACGATCGTTCGGTGTGGCATCTCTATCTGGCCACACGATGTGTCTCATTTCCCTAACACCGTAATACATCTCTTGTGCTATGAACCCAGATTCGCGTTTTCCTTCTTTTTCATATATTTTTGGTACCAATTTAGATAGTGTGTCGAGTGATTTAGACATGGCTTTTATTTTAGATTTACGACGTTTATCACTAAACACAAGCAATTGTCCGGCTTTTCCCAAACTAGGTGGATTACGATTGGTCGTTCCTCCACCAATTGGGATTAACGGAAATTGTGGAAATATCATTTTACTTCCATCACCATGTATATAATTTGCATATATGCGACCGTATGTATATAATTTCCATTTTATACCGACCGGGTGTTTTGTACTACCAGTTCCAGAATACGAATGACCGTTTTCAGAATAGAACATAGTATCGTTAAAACGTAAACTAAATAAAAGGCTTAGTATAGGTATTCTATCATTTACAGGTCCTGTTGTTATATCTGAATCGAGGTCTAGTGTAATATAATTCAATGTACCAGATGTACCGCTTCTGAATATTGGTATGTTAGTACCGTATGTATCATAGTTACTTGGATGTAACCACATGACATTTTCACCCCATTCATCCATGCGCAACAGGCGTCCATAACCAGTGCCGTAATCACCGTATATGAGATGCGTGTTATCCGCCGTCGTTTCTCTCGCGAGTCGTCGTACATCACCCAGTCCATACCCATACAATATGTCGCCGGTCGTGAGTGAAGATAGGTTTACCGTGTTGGAAAATATAAATTCATTCTCGAGGTCATTAGTCCTCGACCCTATATTAAGTATGTTTGTAATCGTTTCCCATTTTGGAAGAGTATCCGCTATTAGAATCTGACCATTCGAACCAATTGATAATTTACCTAATACACCGTTTGATGTAGATGTAAGTATATCACCCTTGCTTACGGGTGAAAGTCCACTCGTATTTGTGATTATTTTCTTGTTTTCGACACTCAATATACTCGAACTGAGCACCGATAATTCATATATGTTGGCTACGCCATCCAAAAACTCACCATTTCCAATGAGTTTAGAACACGTAACATTTCCTGTAATCACTACATTCCCGGACGTTACAAGGGAGGTCACACCGTTTGTGAATGTTATGAATTTATTTGTCGATGAACCCGATGTAGTNACCTCTTGAAGTGTATTTATAGGTANATTGGTTACTAAAGAGCCGTCACCTATTAAAAAGCCCGATGCGGTCACATCGCCACCAAACACAGCGCCTACGCTAGATACGTTATTCGTGGTAACTATGTCATTAAAATNGAGTGTTTGGTCGACAGCATTGGTTATGTATGTTCCATCCCCGATTAAATACCCCGACGCNCTCAAATCACCATCAAAATATGCACCACTTACAGTTACGAGGTTTCCATTCACGACAACATCATCGAGTGTTAGCCCAGTTGGACCCNNCACGTAAGGTAAATTCGTAATGTACGTCGCATCACCTAAGAAATATCCAGATGCTTCCAAATCACCGTCAAAATATGCACCACGATTGGTAGTATTACCGTTTGTGACGACGTCATCAAGTGTCATGAATGTGAAGTATTGAAAATTTGTTATACCCGATGCGTCACCCAGAAAGTAACCACTTGTTTCTATGTTACCCGATATTAATACCCCATTTGTGGTGACGTTACCATTAGTTGTCACGGAATCGAGTGTTTCGATTGAAGTGACCCGTTCGTAGTATTTTCGATGAGATCTATCATCCGTACTACAAGGCATCCTGTAATTACACTACAATTTTATCAAACATGTACCCCGCGCGAATGCATCGGGTTCTTCGGGTTTTACTTTGGGCATTTTGAAACCACCCTGTTTATAGACACGAAGACGCTTGTTATACATGGCGTGACACACTGACCATTGATCAAAAATATCGTAGATGTTTGGGTTATTCTTTTTTCCCTTTGTTTCACGCATGACGCGACCTATGGATTGTACTATGTCGGATTTGGGCGTCGCGAGAATAACCGTGTCCAGAGAAGGTATATCCAAACCTTCATGTGCTTGACTAAAAGTTGCAAATATTATCTTTTTTGTGCTTGATTCTGTGAGGTCAGCTTCTTTCATACCCCCCATGTAAAGACCTGAATTATTTGGAAAACACTGATGCAACATCATGCAGTGTTGACGGCGGTCACTTAACACAAGTAATTGTCTCGTGCTTTGTGTGATACGCTTGATGAGACCCACGAGCATCGCGTTTCGTTCGCGCATTTCTGTCAATTCTGTGATCATAGTCGAGAGTGATAATTTCCCAAATCGAGTACACGGTGGTGGGTCTCTAAAACGTGGGCACTCAAACTCGATTGGAAACACTTCGACCTGCTGTTGATTTTCTCGTTCCACGGCAAAAAATGTAGGACCCATAAACCAGTGAAGCACCTTCGTGAGTCCATCTTTCCTGTTTGGTGTCGCAGATAAACCAAAAATGTGTTTGGGGCACATCTTAAATAAGGATTGACTAAACACCTTTGCACATATATGATGTGCTTCGTCTACTATGAGCGTACCAACGCTATCAAAATCACCGAATGAATATTCTTTCAGTGAGAGCGATTGTAACATGGCTATCACAAAATCACAGTCAACTTCTTTTTTGTTTTGTTGAACTCGACCTATGGTAGCACCTGGACAGAACTGTTTGATTCGTTCTTCCCATTGATTCGCGAGGAATTCCTTGTGTACGACAATCATTGTTCTGTATCCAAGTTTACACGCGATAGCTAACGAAACGGTGGTCTTCCCATACCCACACGGAAGGCTGAGGACTCCATGACCCGCATCAATAGCCGCAGCAAGTGCGGCGTTCTGATGGGTGGCGTCTCTGAGTGTCCCATTGAAACGCACACTAATTCGAACGGGTTCTGGTCTTTTGTCGTCATGAGGTTCTCCCATTTTACTAATTCCATAGTATCTTGGAACGCAGATTCCGTTCTTAGTTGGTCTAAATACCTTGAAAGGCGGTGGAGGAAATCCAAAGTCATCGTTAACGATGGCCCTTACCGTGAGCTCTTTTTTTATTTCGGGTAGTGGATTGTTAATTATGTATCCACTCCTTGTGAGCATTCTACTGTATTAAAGATTACAAACTTTAATAGAGTACATACAAGATGCCAAAGCTTAACGTTGAAGAAAACATTAAGAAGCTCCAAGAAGCCGTCGAAACGACATACCAGGAACTTCACCGACTTCAAGGAAGTCTCCGTGTATTCTTGGGATTCAAGGAGAATGGTTTGGAAGAGATTGATATTCCGGAGAAGAAAGAGGAGGAGTCTGAATCGTCTTAATCACCCAAGCATATCCACTGTGATTGGCGACATTCCATGCGCCACTAAAATTTGCTAATATTTTGACTTTGTCACCCTTAGCTAGAGATTGCACGGGTGTGTCACCTTCGACGGTACACATCACGCGTCTGTATCTGAATGGTACTTTTATTGTTAAAACATTTCCCTCGAGTGGGTCGTCTACTTTTTGTTTGTTCATGATAAATCTCGATTTGCTCTCTTGAAGTCCGTGTATGTAGTCACGCGTTCTGTCATTCACGACTACGCGCATGTACTTTTTGTCGTTATATTCATACATGGGTTCGTATACTTCACATTCCATGGGAATCATGATTTCCTGGTATATATGGTGATTAGAATTAAAGCTATAAGTACGAATAGTACGAGTGTGACTCGTATAGGTTGTAAAGGGCCTCTGGTATTGAATTCCTGTTTACAAAAAGTACGACTCACTTCTATGGATGCTTCTATGCTCGAGTAAGGTGTATTTCTAGGAGACATCATACCACACAAAGCCACGTGTTTATTTTGACCGAAGAAAGGGACTTGTCCGTGAAGACTCAAAACACCCGATGATTGTTCGAATACCCATCTTCCATCTTTCCAATCAGCACCCCATCCTATGCGTACATTCTTAGGTTCTGGAATATTGAGTTGACGAATCACCTCGGGTTTAAGTATATCTGGATGTGTAGTTAACACGTCTTCCGTGAGGTCACATATGACACACGAGACGGTCTTTCCGTCGGATAAGACCACTGGTTGTAATCGGAGTTCTGTGTTCATACCAAATTCGAGGTCGGATGGTAATGTGACTGGTTCGTCGTAGTCGAGTAACACGTTTATACACCCGTATGTACTCGGACCTATTTTTTTGGATACATCTTCACCCCAATTGTCACCCACGAGTTCGAGTGCTTTACTGTTATCCACGCATAACACGAGGAGACCATCGTTTATTTTTACACCATCAGCGAAAGTCGCCTCGTACCCATCTTCGAGATAATTCACGTCTTCTAGGTTGGTATTAAACATAAACGTGGCACCATTTTCTAAGAGTGCGGTCTGCATGGCGTCAGACATGACTTTACCGGAAACACGTTGAGTGTATTGTTTAGAGAGTCCCACGTGGTCGAAATTATTCACGAACTCATATGCCGACATGGTTTCCCAGTCAACACCATCCATGATAAATGTAATAGTACGTATGAGTCGTTCACCCGATTCCGTGAGTGACCCGATAGCGTCTTTAAGTGATATGGATTTGTATTTGGATTGTCTCGCGAGGACTTTACCCGCGAGTGCTGTGAGTGTGAGATAATCTTGTATACCGAGACTTTTAAATATGGTTTTGTAAACATCCGTCTTCGCGGGCTGAAACATGTCGTCCCATTCGATTCCCATTTCCCTGAAGAGACTATCGGTGTTTACGAAGGCGTTATCAAACACGATTCTGTGTGCGTGTAAATCACGGGTATCTGTTTCGGGTTCCCACCACGAACCACCCGCCGATGGTTTGCGGTCGTATACGATGACCTCATGATCCGTGGACCTGAGAAGTTCCCACGCGACAGACATGCCTGTGGGTCCAGCACCCACGATGTGGACTCGCATTTATAATAGGGTACCAAAAATATTACGCCGGAAGATACAACACATTCCGCGTGAGTTGATAGAAAATCATGAGACACACCGTCAACACGGTTTGAAAGTCGAGGTACGGCATGGATGCGAATAGGAGAAACACGTTTAGTATGATGTGCATGGGAAATGGTTTCTCTGGTCCATACTTCGTGTAGAATCCGTACGTCGCACCCGCCGAAAGTATGATGGCATTCACGGCGGTGGCGTAGGATGGATTGTATAGGAACCATGCTGTATACAGGAGTGAAACGTAAGATATGAATATAGATCTCCTGAAAAGCTCTCTCACGCTGTCGACTATTAACATGGGTTTTTTCTCTATCAATTTGGACTCCCAATGTGGACCAAGTATCAAATAGGAAACATACAGGATTAAGAAAATGTACCACATGTTTACTATCATCGTAGAAAAAAATATAAAATCTTAAATTATGTAGTAACATAGGGAACGTCAAACCAAAAGACGAGAATAATTGCGAAGCAACACCATGTTTTTTCAATTTTAAAAACACAAAAAACTTTTTTTATTTTTTCAGAAACTT